TAACGGAGCTGGCCGGTCGAACTGGTTTCGCCCGCACGGATTTCTTCGGCGCTGGCTTCCAGCACCAGGTAGTCGTCGGCGGCATCGGGCGCGCTGGCAACGGCATGAGCCTTGATCTCCGCATCGGTCCCGCTGCCGTCGCTTTCGCTGTTGGCGATGATTTTGAACACGGTCACGCCGACGCCGGTAAGAGCGGCGGCATGAGCGGTGATGAGAATCGCGTCGTAGTCCTGCATGTCCACCCACGCGATGTCCTTCACCGTGGTGGCGTCACCGCTGAGGTAGTGAGTGACCTTGAGGTTCGCTCGAAGGTCTTGAAAGTCTGTTGCAACTGCCATGATGGCTCTCCTGTGTGTTCGTGTAAGCCCCGGCCCATGATTGAGCCGGGGCGTGAATCAGTCATTACGCGCGAGCATCGAGCGTGACAAACGGGCTGAGCGTGGCGCTCGACTTGTTCGGCGTCAGGGCGGATCGCCACCAGCCGCGGGCATCGTCGCGCAGCCACAACTTGAATGCGCGCTCATGGCGATCGAAGCGAACGTGGATCGACTCGGCAGACTCCAACGGCTGATAAAGGCCGTAAAGAATCTGCGACGGGTTGATCAGCATGATGTCGTTCTTGTCGCCGACGGTTTCCATGTACTCGCTGGCGATCGCGGGCCGACCGAGCAGGGTATCCGGCTCGCCTTCGCGCGCACTCGTCTGCCACATCTGGACGCCGCCGGTGCCGATCGGCAGCACCATCTGCATCAGTTGCGGCAGGGCGTCGTGGTTGTAAATCCAGACGGCGTTTGCGTAGCCGTAGCAACGCGCCCGCATCTTGATGACGTTTTCGTACAGAATCGTGTCGGCAGCCTGGCCGGTTTCCTTGGCGATGCTGATGAGCGCCGGATTCTTCTGCACGCCTTCCGGCTCGCCGACGCCGGTGCCACGCAACAGTTCTTGGATGCGCGTCGAGGTGAACTCATCGCGGAAGCCCGCATCGAGCAGGGCCGCAACCGATCGGGGCGAATCGCGCAGCAGTTCTTCGGTCGCGTAAGCGAAGCCGAACAGGCTATTCGCATGCATCTGGATCTGCTCCAGTTGCATGCGCGACGCCGTTTTCGCGGCCGTCTCGCTGGATCGGCTGACGGTCAACCCGCCGCTGACGCTGGACGTGTGGGTCTTGTCCACGCGGGCGTTGATCTTGATGGTCGGACTGTCCATCGGAATCGCCGTCAAGCGACCCGCGAACGGGTCCATCTCGGGGCTGACGGTGAGCAGGTTCGGGGACATGCCTTCGGGGATCAAAAATCCGCCGTAGGGATCGCTGCCCGCCTGCTGTTCATCGCTGCCGGCGGTGGCGAGATACTTGAGGCGTTCATCCTTGATCGCGGCGGGATTGTCAGGGTTGGCCCGCATGACCTGCGAGAAAAACTCGCGCGGCGTGCGGAAGCCCTTGTTCGCATCCTTGACGAACTCCGGCTCCTTGACCTTCACGTCGGGCTTCGTGCCGCGTTCGGGATCCTCGGCGGTCGTGCGTCGGCCGGTGTTGCCAGCGGCTTCCAGCGACTCGATGCGCTCGGTACGCTGCCGGGCCTGCGTCTCGCGGGCTTCGATCTGCTTGGCTTCGGTTTCCTTGGCCTCGGCCTGCTCGATCAGTTCATCGACCCGGGCCTCGCGCTTTTCGCGCTGTTCGGCGGTCAGGTCGCAATCCGTCGCGTCAAGTTCGGCCTGAATACCCTTGGCCTGCGCGAGCAGAGCGGCCTTTTGTTTTCGGAGTTCGTTTGGGTCCATTGCTGGTTTCCTCGTTGAGCCAGCGGGGACCGGCTTTCGAGGAACGCCAACAAAAAAGGCGCGGGCCGCTGACAGTGTCGTTTAACACTGGTTGCGATCCGCGCCTTGGCTTGCAGGGGTTGGTTTCGCGTCGCGCGATTGGCGGGTAGTACGTCTTGCGTGCTGCGTCGCCAGTCGCGGGGCGTTCGATTGTCAATTCATCTTGACCACGCCGATGGTGAATGTCAAGCCAATTCCGCAAGCCTCGTCCGTCGCTGGCGGCTGCGGGTCGCCTGGTCCCGCACTGCATCGCGGTCGCGCACCTCACTTCGCAGGCCGCGCATCGCGTCGTCAAAGCTCGCCACGGCGTCGATCAGCCCCTTTTGTTGGGCATCGGCAGCGAGCCAATCCTCGCCAGTCGCCAACGCTCGAACGTCGTCCAGGGCCATGCCGCGGCCGCGCTTGATCGCCTTGAGGAAAAACTGGTTCATCGCGTCCACCCGCTCCTGCAAGTTGGCGAGTTGTTCCTCGGTGATCTCGGTTCCCGGCGCAAACGCGCCCTTGTACGGGCCGGTGCTGACGATATGAACCTTGACGCCCATCTTGTCGGCCATCTGCGAGGTATCCTGCACCATCGCCACGACGCCGATCGAGCCAACTTCCGTCATCGGCGAGGCAGTGACGCGCTCGGCCTGGACGCCAACCCACAGCGCCGCCGACGCCATCAGGTCTTCAGCATGGGCGAAGATCGGCTTTCGCGCCTGCTGGCGAACGGCGTAGACCTCATCGGCCAGTGGTTGCAGCCCCGCAATCGAGCCGCCCGGGGAGTCGATGCTCAACATGATGCCCCGCACATCGCCGTCGTTGCTCGCCTCACGCACCGCCCGGCGCGTACGAATCGCCGACACGCCGCCGAAGCTACTGCCGCCTTTGGTAATCTGCCCGGCAATCGGGATGATCGCCATGCCGTCGGTGCTGACGGTGTAAAGCGTTCGTTCGTTCGCGTCGACCGCGACCTTTGGCAAATCGCCCGATCGGTACGCCGCGACCGCAGCCGTCATCCATCGGGGCTGCACCATCCACAGGCCAAAGTGCTGCGCCGCGCAAGCCAGTTCGGTATCGTTCATCGTGTTACCTCATCAGTAAGCCAACTCGCGATCCACGCGGGCCGATCGGTCAGCCAGCCGTTCGGGTCACTGCCGGTCGAAAGCAGGCGCCGTGATTCGCCGACGTGCATATCGGCGTAGCGTTCCACCACATCGCCGGGGTCGACGCCGGCCAGCTTTGCCAGGGTTGTCACCGGCGGCGCGAACGCCCGCGCGATTTCGTCGCGATGCCCTGCGTAAAACGTGTCAAGCCACTTGGACGTCATCTTAGCCCCCTTTGCGCCGATTGCCCTCGCCTCGCGGGTGATCATCCGTTCGGCCACGTCCACGAACACCGGCATCATGGCGACCTTGGCCGCTTCGGCGCCGTCATCCTGTTCCTCTGCATCGTCATCCGGCATCGGCGGTTTGGTGACGGGCGGATCCTGTGTTCCGCTCGCCGGCTCAATATCGCCGTTCTCATTCACCACCGCCATGTTCTGCGGAATCAGGTACTTGTCGCCGCCTTCGTAGGGGTTGAGGTTCTCCATTTCCCGCGCCTCGTTGCGGGAACGGATGCCGTTCGTGATCGCCACCTGATGCGCCGCAAACCTCGATGTGATGTCGGCCTGAACGATGGCGTCGCGCACGTGCTCAAAGAACATGCTGGTATCGCCGGGAATCAGCTTGCGGTCAAGTTCCTGCTCAACGCGCACCAACCACGGGGCGAGCGTGTCCTGCAAATACTCCAGCGACTGGTGCTCGATGTTGCTGAACGTCGCTCGCAGTAGATGTCCGATCTTGTGCGGAGGCATCCTGAACCATCGCGCCACGTCCTCGATGCGGAACTGAAGCGACTCGACAAGTTGCGACTTCTCCGCGTCGTGACTGATCGACTTGAACTTGCCGCCAAGGTCGAGCGCGACGGGCTTGAACGCATTGCCCGATCCGCTGAACTTCTCGGCGAACTGTTGCCGCAACGACTCCAGCGATTGCGGGTCCATCTTCTTTTCGTATTCCAGCACGCCGCTACTGATCGTGCCGTTCGAGAAATACGAACCCGTGAATCGCTCCGCAGCCATGTAGATGCCGAATCCGTTGCGGGCGAACTCGGTAATCATGAAACCAGCCACGCCGGTATCGTTAAAGCCCTTCACGTGGATCATGTCGCGCGGGAGAACGACATCGGTTTCCATCGCATCGCCGCGGCGAACCTGGTAGTACAGCCGCCCCTTGTCGTCGCGCTTGATTCGGACGCGGCTCGGATGGATCGGCCATAGCGCAATCGGCTGGCCCCCGCCGCCGCGCTCGATCTCCGCGAATCCACCATGCCACATGACCGCCGACGCGATCAACGCCTGGCGGAAATCAAAACTGCTCATCTCCTCGTTCGGCTCGTTGTGCAGCAGACGGTACAGCGGTTCGTCGCGGGCAACCTCTTTGCCGCGGGGATTCAGGTGACGGTACAGCTTCAGCGGCAGCTTCGCCGTGTCCTCGGCGATGTTGCGCACGCACGCGAACACGGCAGACAGGGACAGTGATCGTTGCTGGTCAACAGACTCGCCAGCCTGGCTCATGCGCAGCCCGTCGCCGGTGTCGAGCAGCCACGCGACAGGTCCGCGAACCTCCGATTCGCTGATCGCCTGCGGCCTCATCATCGTTGTCAGGAAGCCCATTGTTTAGCTCCATAGAGGCCGAGGCAGCACAATGCAATGCCGGGAACGATCAGGCCCAACGGCGGGTAAATCCACCACGCGCCGCCCGTCGTCAATCCCAGCCCCACCAGCACCAGAATATCAGGCACAAATGATTTCACAGCGCGTAAACTCCCGGCGAGATTGTTTCATCTTCTTGAACCATAGCGCGGCCGAGGCCCATTACCATGGCGACGATTGGATCAATCTTGTCCGTCGATTTCTTCTTGCTCGGCTTGATGTTCTCGGCGCTGTCAACTTCGATCACGACGTTACCGGCGCACCATCGCAACATCGGGCTACCGTTATGCATGATCATCCCGCTGTCGATCATGCTCTTGAACTCTTTGCACGGCTCGCTCATGCTCCGATAGCCCTGCCCGAACTCGAATATCTCGGCCCCACAGTCGCCAAGCAACTGGCGCATGTACTCCAAGTTCCAGCGGTCAGCCCCGATCGACTGTATGCCGAACTTCGCGCAGTCCGCGTCAATCTGCCGGCGGATCAACTCATAATCGTGCCTGTCACCGTCGCAAGTCAGCAGATGACCATCGGCGATCCATTGCAGGTAGGGCGTGTTGGCGTCTCGGTCGCGCGCCTCGGCAATGCGTCGCGGCGCCCATGTCCGCTCCAATACCCGCCAATGCGGATCGTCATCGGACGGACGGAATATCATCGCAAACGAAGCGAGGTCCGACCGGCTCGCCAGGTCCAGCCCGGCGTGGCAGATGCGGCCGAGCAGCATCGACTCGTCAATCGCAGACTCGCAGGCATCCCATTTCTCAAGCTGCATCCATCGCACGTCCGTCGTAGTTCGCATGTTCAGGTGCAGCCGCTTAAAGGTGTTCTCATACTCCGGCTCGTCAACAGCCCGCTGATGTTCCCGACGCATGTACTCCCACGACAGCGACTTGCCGATGCCGGGATTAGCTTTCGCCCATACCTTCTCATCGTGCCAATCATCCTCGACGGACGCCTCGAATATCACCGGCAGGAACGACGGGTCGGCAATGTCGCCGTCGCGCACCTTCGCGGCGTAGTCGTGTTTCTGATTGCAGACGGACGGCCGATCGTAGTCGGACGTGGTGATGTGGATCACCAACGGCTGCACCCGGTTCGCCGTCGATGTCATCAGCACGTCAACCAACTCCCGGTTCGGCTGCGCGTGCAGTTCATCGACGATAATCAGATGCCCGTTGTACCCGTGCTTTGAGTTCGCATCGGCGCTGATCGCCCGGATGAACGAATCACCGGACAGGATCGTTTTCGAGGTCGCATGGATCTGCGCCCGGCTCGCCATTTCCGGCTCATTGAGCACCATCGACTTGGCGATGCCGTAGAGCAATGCCGCCTGTTCACGCTCCGCGGCGGCGACGTAGTTCTCCGCGCCTGCCTCGCCGTCGCAGAACAGGACGTACAGCGCGATCGCGGCCACCAATGTGGACTTTCCATTCTTTCGCGGTAGGAAAATGAACGCTTCGCGATACCGCCGCGTCCCGTCCGGCCGCATCCAGCCGAACAGATTTGCGACGATGGCCTTTTCGTAGTCATCCAGCAGCAGCGGCTTACCGGCCAGCTTACCCTTGACATGGGTGCAGCACGTCTCGATGAACCCGATCGCGCGCAGGGCAGCGGCGGAATCGAACACGCAATCGCCGGCGTCGGCGAAGGGGTCGTAGCCGGGCAATGATCGGATCAGCCGATCAAGTTCCGGCGAGTTTGGGGGTGAAGAAATCTGCCTTGTCATCCTTTTTCTTCTTTTTTCCGCCCGAACCAATCACCCGGGACCGGCTCGCCGGCGTCAAGCCGAACTCACCGCAAAAACGACTGATCATCATCATTGCTTCATTTGCCACACTCACCGCCGGATGCTTGACCTTGCCGCCATGCGCACCCTCGGTCAAGATCCCCTCGGCCGCGATGATCCGCTCGGCCGCAGCCCACCTGCTGTACGCCGCGCAGTATGCCGCCAACGCCGCACGGTCAACCGCCGTTATCAAACCGTGCTGCTCCAACTCTGGCACGATCCTGTCCCATTCTGCCTGCGCATCAGCGTCTAACAGGTCTGGTGACGTTGGAATGGCGGTTTCGTACTGCGGTTCGCCCTCGCGATCCTTGGCGCGCCAGCTTCCACGGCGATTAAGTTCGACTGTCGGGGTTCGTGGTCGTCCAGGCGGTTTCATTGGTCTGCCATTCCTATTGCTTAATTC